CGCGCGAGCGTGTCGCGCCGCGCCCGCGCCTCCGCCTGCTGCTGGATCGCGAGTTGCCGGTTGCGCTCCTCCGCCGCGGCGCGCGCGGCGGAAGCCTGGGCCTGCATCTGCTGGCCCTGGCGGATGTTGCCGTAGACCGACGCGCCGGCGCCGATCAGCGTGGCGATGGAGGCGAGTTGCGCCATCAGGGGGTGGTCCTCGTCTCGGTGGTGACGGAAAGCAGCGTGACGGGCAGCGGCGCGTCGTCCTCGATGCGCCACAGCGGCGAGAGCGCGTCGCGCCGCCAGCCGAGGCCGCGCAGCGACACGTCGCCCGAGAAGCGCGGCGGCGGGGCGTCGAGCAGCGGCGTATCCAGGCGGCGGAACGGCACCGGGAAGGCGCCGCGGCCGAGGTCCACCGACAGCGCCACCGTCTCCAGCACCCGGAAGGTGACGGAGACGAGGCGCAGCGGTGCGGCGCGCGCGCCGAAGGGGCCGCCGCCGAGCTCGATCGGCAGGGGCTCGATCACATGCGTGAAGCGGAGCCCGATCTGCACCTCGCGCGCCGGCTCATCGAGCGTGACGGCGCCGTCCGCCACCGTCTGGTCGCCCTGCGGCGCGCCGTCGGCCAGCACGCCGACGCGGCGGCCTTCCAGGTGGTCGAGGCCGCTCCAGGCGCTGCGCGGCGTCGCGGCCTCGCCCGACAGCGCGGCGTCGAGGCCGAGCGCCTCGTCGAAGCGCTCCAGCCGCCAGGTGCCGAAGCGCTCGACGGCCGCATACACCGCGCCGTCCACCTCGGCGAGCGAGCGCACGGCGCCCGCCGTCGCCTGCGCGCACCAGGCGGTGACCTGCTCGGCGCGATACAGCGTCAGCGTCGCCAGGCGCCCATTCGCCATCGCGATGTGCAGCAGCCGCCGCGTCTGGTCGTAGGCCATCGCGACCGGCCGCTCGATCAGGTGCCGCGCGATCAGCCCGAGGTCGTTCGACTGGTAGGTGTCCGCGACCTCGGTGTAGGCGAACTCATGCACCGCGCGCCCGGAGCGGGCGACGAAGATGGTGGCGCCGTCCACGTCCACGGGCGGCACCATGCGGTCCACCGGCGAGCCGATCCTCGTCTGCCTGTGCAGCTGGATCGAGGAGGGGGTGAGCGGATCGCCCGTCACCATCCACTCCGCACCGGAGGTGAAGACCTGCAGGTGCCGCCCGGAGAAGACCGCGCGGATCGCGTTCACCTGGTCCGACAGCAGGGCGAACTCGATGCCCTGGTCGTCGAGCGCCGTGCCGAGGTCGAAATCGTCGAGCAGCCCGGAGCGGGAGAGATAGAGCCGGTTCGGCAGGTCCCGCGTGCCGCCGAGCACGAGCCTGTCCTGGTGGAAGCAGGCGGAGACGGGCCAGCCGCGGACGGGCGAGATCGCCGCCTCGTCCCAGTCGGCGGTCGGGTCGGTGCCGGGAAGCGTCTCCTCCACCGTCGCCGTCGCGGTCAGCGGATCGGCGACCGCCGTCACCAGCACGCGCCTGCCGCCGAGGCGGAAGCGCACGCCGGCATGGCCGGGCTGGAACACCGGCGCGGAGGCGATGAGCGTGACGGAGCCGCTGGTCGCCGACGCCGCGAGCGTGACGTCCGGCGGCGCGAAGCGGTGGAAGGGCGCGCGGGCGAAGCCGAAGGGCGCCACCGTCCAGCTCGCATGCCCGGTGCGGGTGATGCGCTGCGGCGGCATCTCGGGATGCAGCAGCAGCAGCGTGTCGGCGTTCTGGGTGTAGGCGAGCTGGTCGAGCATGGCGCCCGTCCACGGCCCGCCGACCTGCGCGACCTGCGCGTCGCCGAGGAACACGCGCATCGCGCCGTCGCTGAAGGCGAGCAGATAGGCCTGCTCGGTGTTGAACTCGAAGGAGACGAGCCGCACCGGCCCGGGCAGCGTCGCCAGGTGGCGCAGGCCGGGGCGGCGCGACAGCCCGCCGGTCGGCAGGATGACGACGTTGCGCAGCCGCCGCGCGCCGTTCTCATAGGCGCGCAGGTCGCTGCGCCCGAGCAGCTCGGGCGCAAGCTCGCCCGCGGTGAAGCTCGTCTTGATGCGGCGCGACATCGGCTCAGCCCCGGGCGGTGATCAGCGGGAAGTCGCGGATCGCCCGCACGCTCGCCTGCTGGCTGTCGAGGCTGCGGGCGTGGCGCAGCTCCTGCTCGGCCAGGCGCTGCAGGATGTCGGCGCGGGAGGCGTTCTCGGTCAGCGGCAGGCAGAACTCGGCGGCCAGCCGCGCGATCAGCGCCGCGGCGAAGAAGGGCGGGAAGGCGCTCTCCTCGGGGCGGAAGATGAAGGTCAGCGTCACCTGCGGCGCGTCGCTGTGCAGGCGGTTCTCCTGGATGCGGTAGGTCAGCCCCTCGCCCTGCCCCGGGCCGCCCGCGGAGACGACGCGCAGCAGGGCGGGCGGCAGCTGGAAGGCGTGGCGGAAATCGGCGGCCGGCGTCCCGTCCAGCCGCGGCAGGCTCGCCTGGCCGGTGGCGAAGGACCACGGGTGGCAGGAGAGCAGCGCGTCGCGCACCGAGGGGTAGAGGTTCGCCGCCACCTCGGCCTCCGCCGTGCCCTCGTCGAAGGAGGCGATGGTCTGCGCGCCGAGCTTCAGCAGCGCGCGCGAGCACAGGATGAGCGCGGAGAGCGCCATGGCGAAAGGCTCCTTCGCAGAGGGTCCGGAAACGCGAAGGGCCCCGGGAGGCGTCAGCCCCCGGGGCCCCGGTGGTCACGCGGCGCGCGTCACTCGGCGCAGCGCATGCGCACGGATTACTCGGCGCAGCGCATGCGCACGACGCCGATGTTGTCGATCAGCACCGCGCCCTGGCTCATCATGTTGTTGACGAACCACGCCGCGCGGTCGCCGTGCCAGGTGATGTCGGTCACCACCTCCTGCGCGACCGCATGGCCGACCGCCGTCTTGTGGTAGAAGTAGCAGTAGCGGAGCGAGCCGGAGAGCGTGAGGCCGGAATGCGGCATCCAGGTCGCGCCCAGCCAGCGCTTCGCCTGGGTGCCCTTCCACGGCAGCTCGTTCTCGCCGATGTAGGCGGAGTTGGCGAACTCCTCGATCTGCAGAAGTTCCGACCACTGCTTCCAGCCGACGACCGCGTAGCGCTGGCCGTCGTCCGGGACGTCGTTCTCGCCGAGCGTCTCGAAGGCCGCCAGCACCTTCTCCTTGGTCAGCCCGGCCGAGTCGGCGAGCGGGCCCGCGCCCGTCACCTCCGTCGTCGCGCTGTCGAGGGCGGCGATGATCAGCTCGTCGGTGCGGCGGCCGAGGGCGTAGGCACCCGCCGCGGCGACGACGGCGCGCTCGTCGATCGAGGTCTTGATCTCGTCGAGCTTGTCGATCCACTCGCCGGCGTAGAAGTCCTGCAGGAAGCACTCGCGCATCGAGTATTCGAGGTTCATCACCGGCACCGCGGCGTTGCGCAGCTTCGGCTGCGCCGTGCCGCGGCCGACGCGCGGGAACAGGGTGGAGGCGCCGACGACGCCCGTCTTGCTGCGCACCGTCGGGCGCAGCTTGGAGCCCTGGCGCTGGTAGGCGGAGTGGACCTCCGCCTCGAACTGCTTGATGAAGGCCTGGTCGATGGTGGTGGACACGCGGTCCTCCTGTCATGGGGTGTGGGGGTGGATGCGCGCGGCGCCGGTTGTCGGCCGAACCGGCCGGCGACGCGCGCGGCCGCGCCCGCCCCTCGGGGTTGTGGGCGCGGCGATGGGGCGGGCGCTCAGCCGCCGACCAGGCGGCGGAACCCTTCGGTGACGCGGCGGACGAAATCCGGATCGCGGGAGCGCCAGTAGCGCGGGTCCTGCATCATCTTGCGCAAGGCCGCCTCGTCCATGCCGGCCTCCGGCTCGGCCTTGCGGGCCAGCGCCGGCTCGTCCTTCTCCATCATCCGGTGCATCGCCATGACGCCCTCGTAGGAGGTGGACAGCGCCTCGAACACGCCGGGGGCCAGGTTCTGGCGGCCCCAGGCGGCGATCTGCTTCGCCACGCGGCGGAACCGCTCCTCGCCGCCGAAGGCGTCGGTGAGGCGCACGAGCTGCCGCTGGCTCTCGTATTCGGCGGCGGCCTCGGCGATCAGCGGCAGCAGCCGCTCGGCCGCCAGATCGTACACGAGCTGCGCCTGGCGGCAGGTGAAGCCGGCCTCGTGCAGGCGCCGGTTGATCTCGGCGTCGGGGCCGCAGAGCTCGTGCTTCGGCGCGATCTCGTAGCCGTCCGGCGTCTCCGGCACGCCGAGCGCGCGGAGGAAGCGCGCGCGCTCCTCCGGGTCCGCATCCTCGGCCGGGGGCGTGGCGCGCTGCGACAGGCGGCGCTCCAGCTCGCGGTAGGACTTGAGGAGAGCGTCGAGGCGCAGCTCGCCCTTCTCCTCGTCCCAGAACTTCTCCGGCACGTCGTCGGGGCGCCGCGGCTTCGGCGTCTCGTCCTCGAGCGCGGCGTCGAGCAGGTTGTCGCTCATGCGAAGGGTCACTCCTCAGCGGGGGTGGGCGCGGGGAACAGGATCTCGGCGGGGGCGCCGAGGGTGCGGGCGAGGAAGCGGGTCGCCGCCTCCACATCCACGCGGGCGGCGGCATCGGCGCCGAGAGAGGCGGCGGCCTGCAGGAACAGCATGGTGTTGGCCGCGTCCGCGCGCCCCTGCACGCGCGCGAGCGGCGACTGGTAGACGAGGCGGAGATCGGTGCCGTCCGGCAGCTCCGCCGGGATCTCGCCGCGCCGGCGCAGCAGCCGGAGGCAGCGGGCGATCAGCGGCGACAGCAGCTCCGACTGCAGCCGGCCGTAGGTGGCGCCGAGCAGCCGCGCCGTCTCGGCGGAGCGCTCGATCACCTCGGTCGCCGTCATGCGGCCGCCGGCCGGCGCGATGCGGTCGGCGAGCAGCGCCGAGCGGATGCGCCGCCGCAGGTCCTCGAGCACCAGCTGCGACACGTCGAAACTGCCGGCCGCCTGCAACGGCACGAGCCCCTTCGACCCCGGCGCCTTCGGGATGATGGCGCCGGGCACGAGGCGGATCGTCGCCGGGTTCAAGACGCCGTCGTCCTCGGCCATCCAGATGCCGGTCGCCGCGATCGAGGCGTTCTTCAGGATCAGCTCCACCACCTTGTTGGCGGTGCGGATGTCGGGCAGCGCCTTGACGACGGGGCCGCGGCCATAGGTCTCGCCCGGCGCCTTCAGCCAGCGGAAGGCGATGAAGGGGGAATCGGCCAGCCGGGCGGAGGCGAGCAGGGCGGGCGGCCCGTCGCCCTCGGTGTCCAGCGCCGCCGCGTAGCGCACGCCGCCGCGCGCCTCGGGCGTCACGCATTCGACGATGCGGAACCGGCGGTCGGCGTCCAGCGACGACGGCAGCATCCCTGCGAAGGGGAAGCGCCGCGCTGTCTCCGCCGCCGTCAGGCGCAGCGTGCGGTAGATGGTCTCGAGCCGGCCGGTCGGCCCTTCCTCCAGCACCGCCTCGCGCAGCGGCACCGCCTGGAAGGTGAGCGCCGAGGCCTCGCCGATCGCCGCCTCCTCCACCGCAAGCACGCCGGTGCCGGCGACCACGAGGTCGAGGAAGCACTGGTGCAGCTCGAGCGCGAAGTTGGAGCGGTCGAGATGCGCCTGCAGCGTGTCCGCCGCATCGTCCAGCGCGCGGGCGAGCGCCGGGTCGTCGCCGCCCTGCCGCGCCGGCGCCAGGCCGAACCAGCGGCTCCAGGGCGGGCAGAGTTCCGCGATCAGGCTGGCCGCGAGCTGCTCGGCGGCATCCGCCGCGGTCGCGTCGTACAGCGTCTCGCCGCCCTGGCCGGGCATGCGGGCCAGCACATGGTCGTAGGCCTCCTGCCAGACGGGTTCGAGGATGCGGCGGGCGTCGCGGGCGCGCGCCTCGCGGAGCAGGATCTCTTCCGGTCCCATGGTCACTCCCCGAGCAGGGTCTTGCGGGCCGCCACCGGGAAGGCGGGGGCGAGAACCCCGCGGGCGGAGGTGGCGATGGTGCCGGCCAGGCCGCGCCGGCTGCGGGCCAGCGCCTCGGCGCGGGCGAGGGAGGCGGCGGCGTCCGGATCTGGCGCGGGCGGCGGGGCGGGCGGGGCTGCGGGCGGCCTCGGCGCGCGGAACAGGGCACCCATGCGGGGTCTCGCTCCTTCGGTGTGCGGGACGCGCCCCGCCCGA